ATGTTACCGCTCTATTTTGTGCTGCAAAGTTGTAAGAAATCATATTTCTAATTTCATCAATTGTTGGTTGGTCGGCTCCACCTATTGCTGGAGTTACGTTTGTTACTCTCAATGATTGAATTACTTGTGAATTTACAGTTGAAACTGGACCATTTACATTAAATTCAATATTATCTATACTATTAATAACATTAACACCTAAGTTTGAGTTTTTACCTCCACCAATTCTATATTTTACAAACATTGTACTATTTGACTTAGGTACCGCACCTAACGATACGTTATTTAAATAAGAACCTAAACTGACTTTTAAATTACCAGTTATAAAATTATCTAAATTTGCCATCGGGTCTATTGTTCCAGAACCAAAGGTCATTGAATAGTACCCTTCAGTAGTGTATTCGGTCATAAATTTGTTAGTAACTGAAAGGTATGTTCCTGGTATAAAATTATCTTTATCTGATATTTTTGTTGGGTCTTTAATGAATACTTTATCTTCCATTAAAGATTTAACTTCATACCACTTATTTGTTGATGATGTAAATTCTGATGATGTTGGATTTGAACCAAATGAAGTACCTTCTTTATGTATAATTGATACAATACCTAACACATTTTGTTCGGGTAAATAAAGTTTTAAGAAAGGTTTCTGATCTAATTCAGTTACAACTCTTCTGTATATCCTTGAGACTCCGTTTACGACCGCTTCTCTCTTAGTTATGGTATATGACACCAATTTATTATTACCGTCGAAATTAGGTATCTTTAAACGATTTGGTTCACCTTTACTATTGAATGGGTTAGAGAAGTCTACATCTTCTAATGTTTCAAAAATTTGTCCTCCTCCAGACACCTGAGCTCCCGCTTTTAACAGACCCAAGTATTCGGTTTTTTCTTTATCTCCCGCAATTGGTACGTTTATGGAAAAATCACATAATGCAACTGACGGTCTATTTCCTGGTATTCTTAAACCATATGTTTTGGCAATATGAAAAAGGGATTGTCTCTGTTGAGCGAAATCTAACATAGTTTCTTGCCATACTCTATCGATATGGAAGTGTAAGTTGTCCGCCACAGCCGCGTTTAAATCTAATAACACAGAGAATATAGATGCGTCATTAGTATTTTTTATTAATTCTGGATAGTAGTCGTTTGTTAGATTTACTAACTCCTGTCTTAATCCTGCAAAATCTCTAGTTGCGTATGATATTTTTTTAGCCATTTTATATGTTTATAATTACAAAGTCGGATGACGTAAATGATCCGTTATTAACCGTGTAGTCTATTTTTACTTTTGCGGTGTATGGTTTACTTGTGGCATCCGATACTCTAAATAATCTCTCGTCCTCCTCTTGTGAATATAATTTAGTTTCTTCTGGGTCATTTTCCGCCGATACCACATTAATTGAATTAATATCTAAATTTGGAATGTATTTTTTAACACTTTCTCTTATCTCGTCTTCGATTAAACCAAAGGTGACTACATCGTTTTGGTCGAAGATATATTCGTACAATCTAGTACCAAAATCAGGTAAATAATATCTACTACCCTTTCTTGTTAACAATAAGTGAATCAAATTCGCACGAACTTCTCTTTCAGGTGATTCTGTCATCCTTATGAAGTCACCTTTTAAACTATTCCTAAAGGGAAAATCTATACCGTAAGTTGCTGCCATATCAAATAAATATAAACTAATCTAAAATGGTAATAAATAAAAAAATCCAGCCGAAGCTGGATTTAATATAGTGTCTTGATATTCACCCCCTGTATTCTCAAAACCTGGAAGCTCAAGGTACGCCTTGACGACAGTAACTTTGAGGGAGTCTCCCATTACTTTATGAACCACATCCCTCACACTCAAAAGGTGAGTCTGTTGGTCTTTCTGATGTCATTACGACTTCAGGTGTTCTTTCACTGATTAACTTGTTATTAGTTGGTACTTCCACATTGTTTATTGATGAGGTTTGTTCAATTGGTTTAGATGCTGACGTATCAACCCCTAAACCTTTAATTGCATCTACCGCCGCCCTTGTTCTCAAATAGTACATACCCGTTTTTAAACCTAATTTCCAACCAAATAAATGAGCAGCCAATAATTTAGGTTTAGTAGCATTATCGACAAATAAATTTAAAGATTGTGATTGGTCGATAAACACACTTCTATTTGCTGCCATTTGTAAAACACGTTTTTGAGACATTTCCCAAACTGTTTTATAAACTTCTTTCATTTCAGTAGGAATTTCTGGAATATTTTGAACCGACCCATTCTCCATAATTAACTTATTCTTAATGGTATCACTCCATAATCCTATTTTTAATAAATCATTAACTAGATGTTTATTAATCATAATAAATTCTCCACTTAAAGTTCTACGAGAATATAAATTAGTAGTAAATGGTTCAAACGCTTCGTTGTTACCTAAAATTTGTGCGGTTGATGCTGTTGGCATTGGTGCAACTAATAATGAATTTCTAACACCATAGTTAACAACCTCTTTTCTTAAAGATTTCCAATCCCAACGACCTGATAAATCTCTATCTTTTTTACCCCACATTTCAAATTGGAAAACACCTTTTTCAATTGGTGATCCAGCAATAGACTCATATGGGCCAAACTCTTTAGACAAATCTTTAGATGATGTCATTGCAGCAAAATAGATTGTTTCAAAAATATCCGTTTGTAGTTTATCAGCGGTTTCAGATTCGAATGGTAAACCTAACATACAAAATACATCAGCTAAACCTTGAACACCTAATCCAACAGGACGATGTTTAAAGTTTGAACGTTTGGTTTCTTCAGTTGGGTAGTAATTCAAATCAATTACGTTATTTAAATTTTTAACAACTTGGTATGTATACTCGTATAATAAATCGTGATTAAACTCACCATTAATAATGTACTTTGGTAAAGCTATCGACGCCAAATTACAAACTGCCTGTTCTGTTGGTGAACTGTACTCAATAATTTCAGTACATAAATTTGAAGATTTAATAGTACCTAAATTCTTTTGATTTGATTTGTAGTTAGCAGGATCTTTATATAACATATAAGGTGTTCCTGTTTCAATTTGAGCAGTAAGGATTGCATCCATTAACTTTCTCGCCTTGATAACTTTTCTTGCTTTACCTTCTTTTTCGTACTGTTCATATAAACGAGTAAACGCCTTGTCTTCTGGTGAATCATACATATCGGATAGTCCTGGGGCTTCGTCAGGTGAAAATAAAGACCAATCACCATCTTGTTCAACTCTCTCCATAAATAAACCTGGAGTCCACATTGCCAAGAATAAATCCCTTGCTCTCATTTCTTCTTTACCGTGATTCTTTCTTAAATCAATGAATTCAAAAATATCTGAATGCCAAGGTTCAAGATACACAGCGAAAGAACCTTTACGTTTTCCCCCTTGATTAATCCAACGAGCAACCTCATTATAAGTTTTCATCATTGGTAGTAAACCATCTGACTGTCCACCCGTTCCTTTTATATAAGAACCTTTAGATCGAACATCGTGAACGTGAAGTCCAATACCTCCAGCCCATTTAGAAATTTTAGCCACGTCTTTAATGGTGTCAAATAAACCATCAATATCATCACCCTTGTTACCAATTAAGAAACAAGATGACATTTGAGCTCTACGTGTTCCAGCATTAAATAATGTTGGGGTTGCGTGAGTATAGAAGTGTTGTGATAAGTCATCGTATATTCTTAATGCCATATCCAAATCACCTTTACAAATACCAACGGCAACTCTCATATAAAGATATTGAGGTCTCTCAACTACTCTATCACCAATCTTTAAAAGATAAGAACGTTCTAATGTTTTATATCCAAAGTAATCAAACTCTAAATCTCTTTCTTGGTGGATTGCCCCATCTAAAGATTCTCTATTCTCCATTACGAATTTGTAAACACCTTCATCAATTAATGAAGATTCTTTACCTGTTTTTGGTTCAACAAAAGAATATAATTCTTTAATACATTGGGAAAACTTTTTATGTGTTGTCTTATGTAGATTAGACACCGCCAATCTACCTGATAATTTAGCATAATCAGGGTGAGTGGTAACCATAGCTGCCGCGGTCTCCGCCGCCAATACATCTAACTCTGTTGTTGAAATTCCATCATATATTCCTTGTGTCACTTTTAATGTGACAAATGTTGGGTCAACATATTCTAAATTTAAATCGCTACAAAAAACACTTATTCTACGTGTTATCTTATCGTATCTCATTTCCTCTAGGGAACCATCTCTTTTTTTTACTTTCATCTTATACTATTTTTAGAAGTCCATATCCTCGTCAAACGCGGATCCTAAATCTTCGGTTGCAACATTATTAACTCCCGCCTTTTGATACTCAGCAACTCTTTTCTCAAAGAAATTAGTTTTACCTTGTAATGCGATGTTCTGCATAAAATCAAATGGGTTTTCTGAATTGTAAACTTTAGAACAACCCAAGGCCATTAATAATCTATCAGTAACAAACTCAAGATATTGAGACATTAAATCAGAATTCATACCAATTAAACGAACTGGTAATGCTTCAAGAATAAATTCCTTCTCTATTTCCAACGCCCCACAAATGATTTCTTTTATTTTCTTTTCACTTATTTTCTTTTCAATATGGTTATTGTAAATGTGACAAGCAAAATCACAGTGTACACCTTCATCACGAGAAATTAATTCGTTTGAAAATGTTAGACCTGGCATCAATCCTCTTTTCTTTAACCAAAAAATTGAACAGAATGAACCCGAGAAGAAAATTCCTTCTACCGCCGCAAATGCTAATAATCTTTCAACAAAAGATTCTGAATTAATAAATTTAAGAGCCCAATCCGCTTTTTTCTTAACAGCAGGGATTGTATCAACAGCGTTGAACAAATAGTGTTGTTCTTCTTTATCTTTAACCAACGTATCGATTAATAAAGAATATGTTTCACTATGGATGTTTTCCATCATTATTTGGAATCCGTAGAAGAATTTAGCTTCAGTATATTGAACTTCATTAACAAAGTTCATCGCTAGATTTTCATTTACAATTCCATCAGACGCGGCAAAGAATGCTAATACGTGTTTAACAAAATGTTTTTCATCATCGTTTAATTTATTCTCCCAATCTGTAACATCTTGACCTAAATCAATTTCCTCAGCAGTCCAAAAAGACGCTTCAGATTGTTTATAATATTTCCATAAATCGTGATGTTCGATTGGAAAAAGGACAAAACGTCCAGGATTGTCTTGTAAGATTCTCTCCGTCATAGTTTATTTTATTTATTATTAAGTAATTCTTGTCTTTTCTTAAACGCTTCTGCTGCTCTGTTTGCGTTATTTTGAGTTTTTTGTTGTTCCATACCAAGTAAGGTATTTTGAGATTCCGTATCAATAACAAGATATTCATTATTAAATTTACAGTTACTAAATACAACACCGTCTTTACCAATACGGGATTTTAAAAGTGATAGAGTTGCCAAGTTTTGTTCTTTCTGTTCTAAGGTCTTACCTATCGACATAATAACGTGAGCAATTTGAGCTTTCTTAATAGAACCACCCATTTGGTCACCCGTTACTACTTCGGACGAAATTGAGTCTCTATTACCCTGTGTAGCGGTCCATAGAGCAATATCAAATTCACTTGTCATTGCTTCTAAAGATCTCATAACAGAACCTTCACCTTTCCATTCTTCACCGTTTAAACTCTTGTCTGTTGAAATACAATCAACATAATCGATAAGTAACAAATCTAATTTAAAACCGTCAGATTTCATTTTTCTAACGATATTTTTTATTTGGGAAACTGTTACACTATCTGAAGGGAACTTCATTAATTTTAATGAACCTGATGACCTCTCTTCCGCCTCTTTAACTAATCTCTTAACCTCTTCAGCGTTTGCAGGTTGGTCGTCAGGAGTAATACCCGACCAAATGGTATAATGTTTTCTTTTAATATTACCTGGATTGTCCTCAAAGAAAATTTGAACAACATTAAATCCTTGGTTATATGCGGTGTTTGCAAACTTAGTAAGTAAGGTAGTTTTACCTGTGCCTGTTGGGGCTAATACAACACCTAATTCACCTCTACCCAAACCACCTTTTAATAGTTGGTCGATACCCGCAATTCCCGTTGGAATTGGTAACCTAAAATTATCTTCCAACGCTTGGTCAATATTGTGAAATACGTCAACCGCTTGGTCATCATTAATACCGACTTGTAATGCCTTTTTAATGATTTCCTCAATCTTATTGTATGATTCAAACTCACCACTTTCAATAATATTGTGAACATTTTTAAGCTCTTTCTTTAAATTTTGTTGTTTACAAAAATTAAGTGCGGTATCTCTAACGAACGACGTGTCTTTGTCGTCATCTTTAATATTTTGTAGAGTATCCAAATGTACCCTATTTGTGTCTTTAGTACCAGACTCTGTCATTATTTTTTGTGATAGAGTGTGGTAATCGGGTAGTTTGTTGTAAGTTACGTACAATTCTTTGATATTCTCTACGATATATCTAAATGAATTGTTGTCGAAATATTTACTGTCTAAAAAGTCTATTATCGTTTCTCCGAATTTCTTGTCCTCGATGACCGATCTAATGAGCGATTGTTGAAAGGAAAATCCTAAAAACCCAAAGTTTTTCTCTTGTTGCATAATTTGTTATGTATGTTTATTAAAGTTGATATTGCAAATATACGGTTTCCAATTCTTCTGAAGACAAGATGTCAGTTAAATCTGACAAAATTCTCTTTAGTTTTGGTCGAATATCAACCGTGTATCTAACCTTTGGATGGAAGAAATACGCGGGGAATATTCTAGAAATAAATACGTCGTCTCCGAGTTTAATTTCCAATAAAAAGTGTTCTTTTTCTTTCTCATTCTCATCTTCCACAAACTCGGAATTGAGAAAATAGTTTTGATTTTCGCATAGATAATCCGAAGTTTTCATTTTCAAATCTTCACTTATTTCTTCACAAATATTTTTTACATAATAGTGAAGATCCATCGATCTACGTGCTTGCTCAACGTGGTCTTTTACGTTGAAGAATCTTTGACATACGATGTTTCCACCTAAACTAAGCAAAAACTCAAATTTTGTGATTTCTTGTTGATAGTTACTCATAATTGTTTTTAATTTTAATCGTCCTTTTATTTTTTTCTTTTCTTGTTAATCTAAGAAATGGGTTGAAAAATTTTATCCAAGCGTCATCCGATTTCGGTAACAATTGGAACAGTCCATCTTCCATCATCATTTTCATAGTATTTTTATAAGACCTACCTTCTGGGTCTAAATTTTCGTTTACTAATGCGATAATCGTCTCCCTTGCCTCGTCAGTTAAAAACGGTTCATCCAAACTAACTATCTTTTTGTTTACCTCATAAAACTCCTCACCGAAAACCCCGTGTTTTGTAACTCCAGTTAGAAGATTTTTGATTAACCAATTATCTTTATCTTCTTCAAATAAAACATTAGTTTTATCTCTAATATCTTCAATAGTAAGGGGTAGATTTTTAATTTCAGGAAAAAGGGTAATAAGTCTTTTGATTCCCATATTCTTAATTCCTGCAATATTATCTGAAGGGTCACCACATAACATCTTAACCAATGTTACGTTTTCAATTAGAATTTCTTCGTGATTGTAAACTATGGTGTCGTTTTTCTTGTATACTTTTTGATGTGAGGGGTTGTAAATTTGGGTTTGTTCAGAAACTAGTTGTGTTAAATCTCCGTCTCCAGAATAAATTGTCTTTTTTTCAGTTGGTGAATTTTGAGTGTAGAATGCAATACAATCGTCCGCCTCACAAAATTTAAATTCACCTTGTCTAACAAAGATTTCTTCTAAATACTGTTTTACTCGTTGCTTTTGATATTGATATGAATTAATTTCTTCATCACTTCTTAATCGAGATTTTCTATTCTCTTTGTATTGAGAGTAAAATTTTCGTCTTGAGTCTGAACCATTTTCACCATCCCAAAATACTACAATTTTGTCTAAATGATACGTCTCAAATGATCTCCTAAGAGTATTAACAAAATGGTATATTGCTCCAATATGTTTTCCTTTGTAGAAATGGTTCTTGAGACCATAAAAACCAATCGTAAGTAAATTGTCTCCATCAACGAGTAAAACCGACATTTAGTATAATTTATTCGTCATCATCTGACGAGATTTCTGCTTTGAATCCTAGTTCACTAACATCAGTAACCTTCTCTCCGAATAATTTACTGATATAGTCTAAATTTTCTTTTGCATATTCTTGGATTGATATTTTTTCTTCAGCGGATTCTTTTGCCTTCATAAATCCGTGAGGAGTTACCATTATCTTCCCATCTGCAAATCCAATACCATTAACGTGGTTCTTCATAATAGAAATTTTAGTTCTACTTGCGAAGTTTACATCACGTTTATTTCTTGTGATTTTGATTTTTGTTGTTCCTGCTCCTTTTTGGTTACCAAATAAGAATACTAAAGTTGAGTTTAACCAAATGGCTTCTCCACCTTTTGCTTTAATCTTTGGTTGTCCGAAAGGATTGTCGGGTAATTCAACCCAAGGTTGGTTAACAATGATAAGAGTGTTTGTATGTGGTTTATCTGTTCTTCTTGAACCTGAGATACGTTGGTTAATACCCATACCTATTTTGTCAGCAAGAACCGAAGCATTGTGTTGTTTACCTCCTTTACCTTCAAATGTCATCTTACAAGGAACAGAACCAACTGAATCCCATAAGAATAAAATATCGTGAGGAATTTCACCTTTTTCTTGTGCCACTAATACTTCATTAATAAAATCGGTAATCTGTTCGATATAATCAAAGTCACTATTGAAGAGATAGAAATCATCTTCTTTATTGAATCCCATTAATACCGCGTGATCCCAATTCCATTTTTGTTCTGTAATAATGAACACAGGTAGAATTCCTTTCTTTTGTGCATCGACTGCCGCTTTCACAAGTGCTGTGGTTTTACCAGTATCACTATGTCCTAAGAACATATTAATGTGTCCAATTGCTGGACCTGGTATTCCTGTTGCATCTAAAAACGCGTCTCCCAAATCTAAGAAACGATCTGGTTTGTACTCCGCCTCTTTAGAGAATTTCTTCTTCATAGAAGAGAAGTCGTTTTTTTTAATACCTGCCATATTGTTGTTTTTTTAAAATATGGGGTGGATATTTCACCACCCCGTGAATAAATTAGAACGGTAAATCTTCGTCTACCTCAGAATCATCCTGTGGGTCTACCACTGGAGTTACTGGTTTTTGTGTTCCGATAGTTTCTTCATTTGAAGAGTTTGAAACCCATTTTTTTGTTTCGTTATCCCAACGTGGAATTTCACCTTTAGCCACCATTTCTAAGTAGTCTTCACTTTTCTTAGAATAAACGTCTGACCAAGTCAATTCGTCTTCTAACCAAGTTTTTGCCACATTATCATCTGTGTGTAATGGACCCGCATCTTCAGGAATAACTGAATTAATTGAAGTGTACTCTTTACCAGTACCCGCCTTAGTTAAGGTCAAAGAAATGATTAAATCACGTCCTTTTTGAGTGTCGGTAACGTCACCTTTGTTTTTAAAGATTGGGAAGATTTTGTCTAAAATACCATCTCCCTTGGCGTTGTGTTTAAATCTCCAAAATTTTGGACCATCTTGTTCTTGGTCGCGATCGATAACTTTTACGATGTAGAATTTACGTGAACGGTACTGACGAGCCAATTCTCTGTCTGACTCAACACCTGTCATCATTAATCCTTCGTGAACCTCATTTAATGGGGAACGTTTACCTTCTTGTTTTGGGTCGTATAATTTAACCCATTTTCCATCCACCTG